GTTGGGTATTTGTTGGCGTGTTTTTTCCAACATATATGCACCGCACAAAACCCTTATAAAACAATGATATATATTATATTAGTATATATATGTTGTATTTGTAGAATGATTATCTATTTGGATGATCTCTCTATTAAGGGGCCTTCTTTTTTCTCTCTTTCTAGATGTTGCGCCAACATATGTCGGCAGCGCTCAAGCTCCGAAAACCGGCTTGACCGTGAGCCGCCAAATCAGCGATGGCTTGAACGCCGCACCATCCGCGCTCGGACCTCCACGGAGGCCCGAGATGATCCAATCCCCGGAAATTGCCGACGCAATCCGCGTCGAGCCTGAGCCGTATTTTGTGGGGTCCGAACCGCCTCGCTGGTACGTCGTCGAGGCGTTCGATCATTCCGTCTCGCAGGCCAGGCTCAATCTCGCCGTGGCCGGGCTGCATGTCTGGGCGCCGGTCGATGTGAGGCGTCCGCCGAACCGATCCCGGTCAGGCGCTCCGCGACGCGATCTCCGCATTCCCCGCTTCGGCCGATATTTGTTCGTGCGCTGCAAGCTCACCGATGCGCTGCGCAATGCGATCGACAATACGCCGGCCGTTGCGGGCCTCCTGGTGGCGGCGCGCGACGAAAGACCGACGCCTATCCCGGATCATGTCATCGAATGGCTGCGCGAGCCGCCGCAAGTCGAATGCGAGGCATCGCAGCCCTACGTCGTCGGCGACACCGTGCGCGTAACCGATGGACCGTTCGCCACTTTCGAGGCGAAAGTGGAGGATGTTGACAAGAGGGGGGCAATCAGAGTAGCGGTCGAGATATTCGGAAGGTCGACTCCGATCGTTATTGAGGTCGGCCACGTCGAAATGGCGCTGCCGGCCAAGTCGCGCGCTATCGTCGGCGTTAAATCGCACCGAGCTGGAAATCCAGCGTCGGTGCGTAAGCAATTCGGAAATTGAACCATGCCCCTTCTGCGCGACGCTCGCCGCGAGCGCTTTGCGCAAGCCATCGCGGCAGGCATTCCCTACACCAAGGCCTACGTTCAGGCCGGCTACAAGCCCAGCGACAAGGCCGCATGGCGGTGTCGCTCGCGTGCTGACGTTTCTGGCCGGGTTGACGAGATCATCGGCGCGGCGGCTGCGAAGAACGATGTCACCGTCGAGCGCATCGTTGCAGAGCTGGCCAAGATCGGCTTCGCAAGCGCAGGCGATTTCTTCACCTGGGGTCCGAAGGGCGTCAAGGTCATCGATAGCGACAAGCTGACCGATGAACAGCGCGCAGTGGTTTCCGAGGTTCAGGAAACGATCACCGAAGGCGGGCGGTCTATTCGCGTGAAGCTCTCGGACAAACAGGCCGCGCTCGAGAAGCTCGGCCGCTATCTCGGCATGTTCCGCGAAAAGGTCGAATTGTCCGGTCCGAACGGCAAGGCGATCGAAACGATTTCGCAGACGATGACGGCGCAGGAAGCGGCCGAACTTTATGCCAGCACCATCAACGGCAAAGGCTGAGAGCTGGCCGCCAGACTACGTCGATGTGTATGCGTGGCGGCAGGCGAAAGTTCTTGAATTCCGCCAATCGCCGATCGCTGTCATTGGCGCCAAGGAATTCTATCGCACTCGGCCTGTCGAGTTCATCAATCACTGGTGCATCACCTATGACCCGCGCAACGCAGGGTCTGGCGTGCCAGCGAAGCTGCCCTTCGTCCTGTTTCAACGGCAGGACGATCTCGTCCAGTTCATCCTCGCTTGCTTGAAGGCCGAAGAAGCCGGGCTTATCGAGAAGTGCCGTGATCTCGGCGCAACTTGGGTCTGCTGCGCTTTCTCTGTCTGGCTCTGGCTTTTTTGGCCAGGTGCATCAGTGGGCTGGGGCTCTCGCAAAGAACAGCTCGTCGACAAGATCGGCGATCCGGATAGCATCTTCGAGAAGATGCGAATTATCGTCATGTCGCTGCCGCGCGAGTTCTGGCCGAAGGGCTTTTCGCCGTCGGACCACATGACCTACATGCGGTTCGTCAATCACGAAAACGGCGCGACGATCACGGGCGAGGCCGGCGACAATATTGGCCGCGGCGGACGCAAGCTGATCTACTTCAAGGACGAGAGCGCACACTACGAGCGGCCAGAAAAGATTGAGGCCGCGCTTGCCGACAATACGCGCGTCCAGATCGACATCTCCAGCGTCAACGGCATCGGAAACGTTTTCTATCGCCGCCGCGAGGCTGGCGTCGAATGGTCAGTCGGCTCGCCCGCCGCGAAGGGCAAGACGAACGTCTTCATCATGGATTGGCGCGATCATCCTGCAAAAACGCAGGAATGGTACGAGACGCGCCGCAAGAAGGCTGAGCAGGACGGCCTGTTCCATATCTTCGCGCAGGAAGTAGATCGCAACTACGCCGCTTCGGTCGAAGGTGTGATCATTCCGGCGCAGTGGATCAAATCAGCGATCGACGCGCATGTTCGCCTCGCCTTCGATGATAGCGGGCCGTGGTGTGCGGCGCTGGACGTTGCAGACGGCGGCGGCGACAGGAACGCGCTGGCGAAGCGCAAAGGACCGATTCTTCGCGGCGTCGAGGAATGGGGCGAGCGGGACACCGGCGCCACCGCGCGCCGAGCGATTGACGGATGCAAAAGCCTCGGCCCGCTTGAACTGCAGTATGACTGCATCGGTGTCGGCGCAGGCGTGAAGGGCGAGGCAAACCGCCTCACCGACGAAAACCTAATGCCGAAGGGCGTTAGGCTGATCCCGTGGAATGCCGGCGCATCAGTCCTGTTTCCTGACGGCCGCGTCGAACCTGGGGATCGGGATAGCCCGATCAACAAAGACTTCTACGCGAACCTGAAGGCGCAAGCCTGGTGGCAGTTGCGGAGACGGTTCGAAAAGACCCATCGGGCGATCCATGAAGGAATTACGTTCGATCCGGCAGAGCTGATCAGCCTGCCATCGGATTTGAAGGCGCTTCGGCAGATTGAGAAAGAGCTTTCTCAGGCCACGGCGGGAAGGAGCGCTTCCATGAAGCTGATGGTCAACAAGACGCCGGAAGGCACGCGCTCTCCGAATATGGCCGACGCAATCGTGATGGCTTTCTGGCCGATCCGCGGCGCTGTGTCGATGATGGACGTTCTCTGAGCGATGTTCACGCTCGACGGCTTCGAAAACCTCGTCGCAAACATCGCGACGGGCCGCGACAAGGCGGCCTTCAATTCGTGGAGCGTCATCGAGCGGTCGCCGATGGAGCTGGAGGCGATGTATCGTTCCGGTTGGCTTGGCCGCAAGATCATCGACATTCCGACCGACGACATGACCCGCAAATGGCGGACATGGAACGCGGACGACGAGTTCATCAAGAAGGTTGACGAAACAGAGAAGCTTTTCGGCACTCGGGAGCATGTCCGCAAGGCGCTACGCTGGGCGCGCCTGTTCGGTTCCGCTGCCATCATCATCGGCGTCAGGGATCGCCTCGGAAAGCCAGATCAGCCGCTCGACGTCGCCAAGGTGACGGCCGGCGATCTGCTTTATCTGCATGTCGAGATTGCGCCCTATCTGTCGATCCGGCAGTGGAACACGGATCTGACTTCGCCCGATTTCGGCAAGCCTGAAATCTACAACTACAGCCCGTTCCGCCACGGCGGCGGATCCGCCAACGGCGCGACGAATATCCTGGTCGGCGTTCACGCCTCGCGCATCATTCCGATTTCAGGCGTAGGCTTGCCGCCGTATGCCGCGCTGCAGGCCAATCGCTGGGGCGATAGCGTCTTCACCGCCATCGAGCAGACAATGAACACGGCGGGGTCGATCACGGCTGTGATCGCGTCGCTGCTGATGGAAACCAAGCTCGACGTCATCAAGGTCAAAGACCTCGCCGCATGGTCGGCGACGGAAGAAGGCGAAGCGAAGCTGAAGAAGCGCTTTGCGCTCGCTGCCTTCCTGAAGAGCGTGAACAATCAGCTCGTCCTCGACGCCGAAGAAGAATTCGACCAGAAGCAGATCACGTTCACTGGCCTGTCCGACATCCATATCCGGATCATGCAGGAGATTTCCGGCGCCGCCGACATTCCGGTGACGCGCCTCCTGGGTCAAACCCCGGCCGGGCTTCACGCCACCGGCGACAGCGATCTGCGCAACTATTACGATTCGATCTCCGCCAAGCAGGAAGCGGAGCTGAGGCCAGCGCTCGAGCGGCTCGACAAGATCATGTTCGCCGCCAACGGCGTCACGCTTCCGGCTAATGCGGCGTTCCGCTTCGCTCCGCTCTGGCAGGAAACGCCGACGCAGCGGGCAGAAAACGCGCTCAAGAAGTCGCAGGCCACAAAGGCGCTGAGCGACACCGGCCTTGTGGACGATGAGACGCTCGCCAAGGGCGTCGTTTCGCAGCTCATCGAGGACGGTGTCTATCCCGGCCTGAAGGCAGCGGTGAAGGAAAGCGCGACTGGCGGAATTGCCGATCCGGACGAAGTCGATCCGGAAGACGACCCGCCGCCGGGACCGAACGAAGTCGCTGCGCTCGCGGCGCTCGAGAAGTCCACCGGTCGCAAGCCGAGAGCTTCGAAGAAACCCTGAATTCGGCGCGCCGTGCCGTCCGGTGCCCTTGTGGGCGTTTACCTCCCTGGACTGCCCGCGGCTTCGGTCGCGGGCCCTTTCGGAGCCTAGCGACTTGCTCTATGCGCTGATCTTGTATGTCTGCGCTTCATCGGAGCCTTGCGAGCCGCAGGACGCCGCCGTGTTTGTTGCGACGCGCGGCCTGTCGATGGAGGAATGCGCCAACAACGGGGCCGCGCTCGCCACGGCCTTTGCGCCGGGCAAGTATTTCGTGGCGCGCTGCCTGCTTGAAGCGCGGCGGTCGTGAAGCGGAGACGCAAGCCTCGCGTCGTCGTCCTATCCCCGATCCGGCCGCGCAAGTCTTGTGAAGCCGAAATCAATCGGATCATCGTCGGCGTCCTGCAAGAGATCGAGCGGCATCGCGGCGAAATGCTCGCCGCCGCCTCGGACGCCCGAAACGAACTGTTCACCGATCGCGCGGATCTCGGCTCCATCATGGAGGCGATCCGCAACGTCCTCGGTCCGCTGGCCAGCGCCGCCCGTTTCATGCTGCGGCGCCTGTTCAAGATCGAAAGCGTCCGGCACGGCGCGCGATGGATGGAACAGGTTAACGCCGCGATCGGCGTCGATCTGAAGGCTGTGGTGGCGCAGGAAGGCGTCGAACAGCTCATCGAACTGGCGACGCAGAAAAACGTCGCCTTGATCACGGGCCTGACCGCCGACGTGCACAAGCGCGTTGAGACGGTCCTGATCGACATGATCACCGCCGGCAAGTCGAACGCTGCGATGGCGCAGGCGCTGGACGACGCCTTCAAGTTCGGCCGGAGGCGCGCTGCGCTCATCGCGCGCGACCAGGCGGCCAAGTTCAACGGCAATCTGAACCGCATCCGGCAGCAGGAAGTCGGCGTTACCGAATATGTCTGGTGGACGATGCAGGACGAGCGGGTGCGCGGCAATCCTGGCGGCACATATCCGAACGCGAAGCCTTCGCATTGGGACCGCCACGGCAAGAAATTCACTTACGCGGACCCGCCGGCTGATGGCAATCCCGGCGAGCCAATCAACTGCCGCTGCATCGCGCGGCCGGTGCTGAAAGTTCCTTGATATGGATTGGACCTTCACCGACGCAGCGCCGATTTCGGGCGCGCGCATCACCGCTGACGGCTACATGGCCGCCGATGTGCGGGTCGGTCGGACCGGCATCCAGACCTATCGCGGCTACGAAGTCGGCAAGCCCTACATGGCCGAGGTTCGCATTTTCCGCCCCGGCGAAGAAGTTTTCAGCGCCGACGCAATGGCGTCGCTCGCGCATCGCCCGGTCACCAACGATCACCCTCCGGAGGCTGTGAACGCCTCGAATTGGAAGAGGTTCGCGGTCGGCCAGACTGGCGATGGCGTGGTTCGCGACGGCGGTTACGTGCGCGTGCCGATGGTCCTGATGGATCAGGCTGCAATCAAGGACGTGCAGGGCGGCAAGCGCGAGCTTTCGCTTGGCTACGACTGCGAACTCGACTGGACGGCCGGCGTCACCAAGGACGGCCAGCCCTACGACGCAATTCAGCGGAACATCCGCGGAAACCATCTCGCCATCGTGGACGCCGGGCGGGCGGGACATGCATGTCGCATCGGCGACAAGGCGTTCGACGACAAAGGAGGTCGGCAGATGTCCGACAAGAACCTCAAGACGGTACTCGTCGATGGCATCCCGATCGAAACGACGGATGCCGCGGCGGTCGTCATCGACACGCTGCAGAAGCGCGTGGCCGATGCCGAGAAGAAGATCGGCGACGCCAAGGCGACGAATGACGCCGCGCTGGCCGCCAAGGACAAGGAACTGGGCGCCAAGGATGCCGAGATCGCGAAGCTGAAGGCGACGCAGATCGACGACGCCAAGCTCGACGAACTCGTCACCGCCCGCACCGTCGTCATCGCCAAGGCGAAGATCGTCGACAAGGACGTGAAGACCGAAGGCACCGCCATCCCCGCGATGCGCCGCGCCGCTGTGGCCGCTCGCCTCGGCGACGAAGCCGTCAAGGACAAGAGCGACGACTATGTCGAAGCGCTGTTCGATGGCCTGGCCGCTGCCGGCGAAGCCAAAGACCCGCTGGCCGACGCCGTGCGCGCCTCGCTCGGCGACAAGGCCGCTGGCGGCGACAAGGGCGATCACCAGAAGGTGCGCGACGCCGCCTACCAGGAATATCTCGACACGCTGAACGGCGTGAAGAAGGAGGGCAAGTAACATGCCGGCAGTCCAAAGCACTTATTCGACGCAGACTACGGCTCGCGCCGGTCAGCTCGCCGACATGCAGGAGAGCTACAACGCTTTCTCCCGCACGGTCGAAACCGCCGCCGGCCTCGCCTTCGGCAAGCCGGTTCAGCGTGGCGCCGCCGACGGTGGCTGCAAGGCCATCGGCGATGGGTCGGCTACGACCTTCCTCGGCGTATCGCTGCGCACGCAGTCGCGTGACGCCAACAACGGCGACATCTTCGCTCAGCGCGAAGAGGCTCGCATCTGCGACAAGGGCGTCGTCTGGGTCGTTCCCGGCGCCAATGTCGCGGCTGGCGACGCCGTCTACTACACCCCGGCCGGCGTCTGGACGAATGCGTCTTCCGGCAACGTCTCGGTCCCCAGCGCCGTCTGGGATTCCTCGGCATCCAGCGGCGGCTACGCCAAGCTGCGTCTGAAGTAAGGAGCCTACTCACATGAAGATGCCTTTCGCAGACGCGCAGGCCGGCCTCGGGTTCGTCGTCTCCCAGACGGCCCATATCGAGCCGTCGGTCTATCGCGTGAAGTTCACGCAGATCCAGTATCAGGATCTGCTCGCCGGCTGCATCGATACGTCAGCCAATCCGTTCGCCAAGACGGTGACCTACTACAGCCTCGAGTCGTTCGGCGGCGCGAAGTGGATCAACGGCGACGCGGACGACGTGCCCTACGGCTCGGACGAGCGTTCGAAGTTCGAGACGCAGGTTCACACCGCCGCCCGTGGCTACAGCTACGGTTGGGAGGAAGTGAACCAGGCGGCCATGCTCGGCGTCTCGCTCGACAGCGAGCGCGCGATCTCGGCTCGCCGCGCCTACGAGGAATTCGCGGACTCCATCGCCCTTTCCGGCGATGCCGCGAAGGGCTGGGAAGGTCTGTTCAATTCGTCCGCGGTTATCGCCGCTGCTGTGGCGGCGGACGGCACGGGTTCGTCCGCTCTGTGGGCGAACAAGGACGCCGACCTGATCCTTCGCGACGTCAACGACGCCCTTACCGGCATTCAGGTGGCCACGAACAACGTCATCCTCGGCGACACGCTGATCCTGCCCTACGCCCGGTTCAACACGCTCGCTTCCAAGCGCGTGCCGAACACGACGATGAGCACGATCGAATATCTGCGCCAGAACAACGTCTATACGGCGCAGACCGGCAAGCCGCTCAATATCAAGGCCGCGAGCGGCCTCGATACGGCGGGCTCCGGCTCGACGGCGCGCATGATCGCGTTCCGCCGCTCTCCGGAAGTGCTGAAGCTGCATATCCCGATGCCGCTGCGCTTCCTGCCGGTCCAGATTGACGGCCTGCGCTACAAGGTGCCGGGCGTCTTCCGTCTCGGCGGCCTCGACATCCGGCTCCCGAAGGAAGTCATCTACCGGGATGGTCTGTGATGCGCGTCCGCAACATCTCCAAGGCGACGCGGGTCTTCCCGTCCGGCGTCGCGCTCGACCCCGGCGAAAGCGCCGATGTCGATGATGCTGACTTTGAACATCCGGTGATCAGCGCCTGGATCGACGAAGGCCACATCTCGGAAGACAACGGCGCGGAAGAAGGCGAGGGCAACGAAGGCGGCGAGAAGAAGCCGGCTCCGAAGTCGAAGCGCGCCGCGAAGGCAGAGTGATCAATGAGCGTGACCGCTCCCACGAACGCGCAGTTCAAGGCGCGCTATCCGGCGTTCGCGTCGGCCGGCGACGAATTGATCAATGGCGTCCTTGGCGAAGCGGTCGCGCAAGTCGATGAGAACTGGCTGGCGCAGGATATCGCGCCAGCCATCATGGCCTATGCCGCGCATCTGCTGACCGTCGAGGGGCACGGTTCGACGGTGACGATGCCAAATGGCATGACAATCCAGACTTCCGGCCCTTTGGACAGCTTTCAGGTCGGAGATGTCCGCACCTCATTTGCCGCCGGCATTTCGCGCGCAAAGGTCGCTGTGAAGGCCGAAGACGGCGGGTTGCGCGAAACCTCTTTCGGCCGCCGTTTCCTCGAGCTGCGCCGCCGCAACGCCGCCCCGGTGATGACGATCTCGGACGATGGTTAGCGTCAGGGCGACTATGAAGGTCGAGCGCAAGGGCGACGCGTCGAAGACCTTCAAGAATATCATCCAGTCGACCAAGGGACCGACGAAGGTCAAAGTCGGCTTTCCATCCGGCAAAGCGCCGGGCGATCTGATTTCGATTGCCTACTGGAACCATGAAGGCACGAACCGCGCCAAGGGCGATGTGTTCATGCGCAATGGCAAGATAGGCATCTCCGGCCCGATACCGCCACGCCCGTTCATCACCGTCGCCATGTACAAGGGCAGGCGGCAAATCCGTTATTTCCTGAGCGCGACGGCAAAAGCGATGCTGCAGGGCAAGGCTGACCTGAAGACGGGACTGACGAAGCTCGGCATGACCGGCCAGGACATGATTCAGGTGCAGATCGGATCGAACATGGGCCCGGCCAACTCCGGCATGACGATCCACTTGAAGGGATCGTCGCGGACGCTCGCTGACAGCGGCCGAATGTTTCAATCCGTCACCTGGGACTTCGACAAGTGAACCTCGCTGCGCTCCCGATCGCCTTCATGGCGCGGCCTGCGACCTTGATCCGCCACCCGGCAGGCGACTGGGCCGACAATGGCCAGTTCGTTCCCGGCCAGCCTCAGCGAACAGCAATTCGTGCGGTCATTCAGGCCGCCTCTGAAGAAGACCTTCGCATTCTGCCTGAAGGCGAGCGCACCGACGGATATGTGACGATCTGGTCGCTAAACGCGCTGCGCACGGCCAATGAAGACGCCGGCACGGTTGCCGATGAAATCGAAGGGCCGGAAGGCGAAGCGTTCCGCATCATTCGCGTCGGCTACAGGTCCGAAGGCGGATTTTGGCGCTGCATAGGGCGGAAGATCGATGACCGAGGACGATCTCTCTGACGCCCTGCAGGCGTATCTGAAAGCGATCGACACAGAAGCGACTGTCCTGGACCCGTCCCGCAAGAAGCTGACGGCGATCATCCGGGACCATATGAACGCCCCGCGCCCGAAAGGGCCGTACGCAATGATCACCCTCGTCGCAAGCCGCGACCTCGGTGAGGCTGACCATCCTTGCTACGACACGGTGACGATCAGCGGGGTGGAGCGGGTCAAGGAAACCCGGGTCCGGACGTCTGAATACAAGTTTCGCGTCGATGTCTACGCGCCACGCGCGACCGACTACACGCGATTGTTCGAGCGAGCGCTGCGGTCCGAAAGGGCGGGCGCCGAGATGGCCGGCCTCGTTGTCCGCCATGTCGACGGTGTCACGCAGGCGCCTGAACTCGTCCAGCAGAAGTGGGAAGGCCGCGCGAACTTCACCGTCGAGCTGGCTGCGCTGACCCGCGAAACCATCCTGATCGACGTCATCGAAAGCGGCGAGATCACCTTCGAAGGCCGAGGCGCGGCCGAGATCAACCAGAGCCTGAATTACCAGAAGGGCTGAACCTATGGCGAAACTTCCCTATAGCCGCGTCGTCGAAGTCACGATCACGCGTCAGGATCGATTTCCGACTGCCGCCGGCTTCAATACGGCGTTGCTGCTTTCCGGCACGACGCTCGCCGGCAAGGTAGACGGCACTCACCGGACCAAGCTCTATTCGTCGATGGACGAGGTCGTCTCTGACGGCTGGGCGTCGTCGGCGGAAGCCTACAAGGCGGCCAACGTCTTCTTCAGCGCGCGTGTTCGTCCGCGTCAGCTCAAGATCGCCTACGCCGACGCTGCGGCTGCCGATGTCACCACGGAACTGAATGCGGTCTATGCCGCGGACAGCGACTGGTACTGGGGCATGCACACCAACGAATTCGACGGCGCCGACCAGATCAAGATCGCTGACTGGGTGGAGTCGCGCGCGGCGCTCTTCGGCATCGGATCGTCGGATGTCGACACCGAGACGGCCGGTGGGAACTCGTCGTCTTCGATCGCGGCCTACACGCAGTCGCATGGCTACGACCGCTCCCCGGTCTTCTACCACACCGACAGCGCCGCCTATCTCGCGCCTGGCGCGTGGGGCTATGCCGCGGCTCGCGATCTCGATCGCTCGAACTACAAGCTGGCCAAGAACGGCGTCATCGACTCCGGACAGGCCTATACGCTGAAGTTCAAGGAAGTCCCCGGCATCGTGCCGATCAACAAGCCGTCCGCCAACGTGCAGGCCATCACGGGCTTCGTGCCCGGCCTCGGCCTGTCGAAGGATGCTGGCTACTTCGCGAACACCTACGTCGACATCGGCGGCCTTTTGATGATCGTCGAGGGCTCCTGTCCGTCCGGCGCATTCATCGACGAAATCCACTTCATCGACTGGCTGAAGGCGCGCACGCAGGAAAGCGTCCTGGCCGTTCTCGCGAACAATGCCCGCGTCCCCTACACGAACAAGGGCATCGGTTTCCTGATCTCGGCCGGCGTCGAGCCGCCGCTGCGCCGCGCCTATGCGGCCGGCCTCATCGCGCAGGACGAGGATGCCAACGGCAACGATCTCCCGCCCTGGGAAATCGCTGTCGACGATGTCCTGAACATCCCGGCCTCGCAGCGCCGCCAGCGCATCGCCCCCGATATCAAGGTCAAGTTCCGCTACGCGGGCGCCATCCACTACGCCAGCGTCACCATGACGCTGCAGTTCTGAAACCGGAGGTTCAACGCACATGGCACAGGATTGCGCGCCCTTCGGCGTCTATTCGTGGAACAACGTCGCCTGCCAGATCGACGGCCGCCAGCTTGTCGGCCTCTGGGAAGGCGACGACGTCTTCGTCATCGAGCCGACGACGGAACTCGGCAAGCCGGTTGTCGGCGCGGACGGTTCCTCGATCGTCTCCATCACCGCCGACCAGTCGGCCAAGGTGACCGTCAAGCTGATGCCGACGTCGCCGTTCAACGCCTACCTGAACAACAAGGTCCGCAAGATGCGCGCCGGCGGCCTCGCCTCCAGCATCACCTTCCCGATCGGCTTCCTCGATATGTCGACCGGCGAAAGCGGCGCCTGCACGCAGGCCATCGTCACGAAGATCCCGGACGTCTCCAAGGGCGCAAGCGCCACGGAGCGCGTCTGGGAAATCTTCTGCCCGTGCTGGGTTCCGTCCGAAGTCCAGATCGGGCAGGGGTGAGATAGGTCATGGCCGCCGAAAAGAAGATCGCAGGCGTCATCTACCGCTTCGAACCGCTGACCGGCTGGGAAGCGCTCGACGCGCTCGAACTGCTGTTCAAGGTCGCCGGGCCGTTCGTGCCCGTCCTCGAGGCGGTGATGAGCGACAACGAGGAAGAGCGGACCCGCGCGATCGTGCGCGTCGTTCCGGAAATCCTGAAGTCGCATGACAGCGCGTCGATGCGCGCCTTGGCCGAATCCCTCTTCGGCAATTGCCGGGCGGACAAAGAGCCGGTGACGGTCGGCGTGAAGCCGCAATCGCTGGCCGAAATGTTCCAGGTCTTCGCTTTCTGCCTGGAGAAGCAATTCGGCGATTTTTTCGGCGACGCCGGGGTAGGGGCGTTGGTCGCGCTGTTGCCGTCGGCGAAACCGGAAGCGAAAAGCCTCTGATCTCGGCCGCCGAAATCGAGGCCATCGCCCCGAACTCGGCCAATCGCGCAATGGTGTGGCGGCCTATCCTGGCCGATCCGCCAATCTACTCCCTCGCCGACGTCCGCCGCCTGACGATCTGCTAGATCCTCGACGCCAATGAACAGCTTGACCTCAGAGAAGAAATCACGCGGCGGGCAATCGAGCGGGCAGGGGATAAATAGAGGCTGACGTTCCGCTTGCGGTGACGGCCCGACTCATCGACCTTCCGCCCAGCAAACGGGAGGCGAGCATGCGGGAATGGATAGTGGCGACGCTGATTGCCCTGTCGCTGATCAAGGTATTCAGCCTTGGCGATGGACGATCGACCCTGCAAATCGGCATGCCCTGGCTTCTGCCATTCGATAGTCCGGCCGCTGCCTGCGTCAGGTCGCCAGATCAGCCGCTCATCGAATGTGGCGTTGGAGCCTCGGCCAGTCGGAAACAGATGGCGCTCACGGTCGCAGACCTTCCCAAGTGCCAATGGTGCCTGGACGCGTCGATCTCACTTTCGAGCATCGGACGAGATCGGCAAGAGATTGATCGGCGGTTGCGCGAAATTCGCAGCCTGGCCGAATAGCGAGGCCTGATGGTCGTTGAAGAACTCGTTGCCAAGCTGGGCTTCAAGGTCGACGGC